GGTTGCACAATTTAGGTGTAGACACAAGCGAAGAAAAGATGTTACGTATTAGCGCATCAATGATTGATGACGTTGCAGGAATTGTTCACGCATTTGTGACCGACTACAAAGCAAATCATCTAGACTTAGCAAAAGAAAATCGACCAAAAATCTTATTCATTATTGACTCTTTGGGCATGTTATTAACTCCTACAGAAGTTAAACAGTTCGAAGCAGCTGATATGAAAGGCGACATGGGTCGAAAAGCAAAACAGTTAAAGGCATTCGTATCTAATTGTGTTAATATGTTCGGTGACTTGAATATTGGTATGGTTGTTACAAATCACACATATGCAAGCCAGGATATGTTTGATCCAGATGACAAGATTTCAGGCGGATCTGGATTCATGTTTGCATCTAGTATCATTATTGCTATGAAGAAATATAAACTTAAAGAAGACGAAGACGGAAACAAAACTACCGGTGCCGATATTCGAGGAATTCGTGCAACATGTAAAGTTGTTAAGACACGATATTCGAAACCGTTCGAATCAATTAAGATTGATATTCCGTGGGAAACAGGTATGAATCCCACATCGGGTCTGTTCGATCTTTTCGAAAAAGCCGGGAAACTGGTTAAGGAAGGTAACAGTTATGTCTATACTTCCGGAGTAACTGGTAAAGTGATTAAGCAGTTTAAGAAGGCTTGGAACAATGATCTAGAAAGTATGAAGATTCTAATGAATGAATTCACACAAGACGATCTAATTGCAGTTATCACGGACGAAGATGAGAGAAAACAAGCAGAAGAAAAGGAAAAGGAATAATATGAACGAAAATCATGAATTATTATTAGAATTGTGGGGCAGAATTAAATCACATATTGCTCCAAAGGAACGACTAGAAGTAGCAGATATCCTTGTAGTGGTGTTTGACGAGTTTAGCTTAATCGAAGATAGTCTCTTAGATGAGGATCTAGACAAGGAGATGCGGGCAGCAGCAAGAAGTCATTTATCCGATGGTATCGAAGAGTTCGATGACGAAGATGAGGATCTATTAGATGACGACTACCGCTAAGGATTCTGGAGAATTATTACTCGAGACAATTAAAAGCAAGGATGCTCTAAAAACCATGACGCAAGTCCAGCAGTTTAAAGAATCAATGAAAAACCAAACTGTGGGTGCTGACTACGTAATGTGGATTTCTGAGCCAGTAAATCTGACCAAAATACATAAAGCTTTGGCAGAAGACCTCGGTGTTCCTCCACGTGCTATGGCAATTAGACGAGCAATGATGTCAAGAACTCAACGAGCAGTATTATTGGTGCAAGCTATGGAAATTGCAATCAGACGAACACATCAACTATGATAGGTAATAAGAATGTCGAGCTGGTATTATAAAGTAACGGGAGATATATCAAAGATACCCGATTTCATCATACACTTCGAAACGGAACTCGAGGCTGCACGATTTGAATTATCCCTTAAAGGTAAGACATTAGAAAAACATGCAGCCGAGTTACCGGGTATTGTTGAACATAGGTATGTTCAGTTACAGGAAATCGAGGCAGTATTAGAATATCTAAATATACAGCTACGTAAGGATAGATCGGCCGAGTTTAAAAAGTTTCTAGAAGCATACAATAAAACACTTAGTTCCAGAGATGCAGAAAAGTATGTAGACGGCGTGGCAAGCATTGTTGACTCTACTTTATTGATAAATGAAGTTGCATTATTGCGAAATAAATATTTGGGCATATCTAAAGCACTAGAGCAGAAGTCTTTTAGTTCTTCGAATATAATAAAACTCAGAACGGCTGGCTTAGATGATGCAAGTGTGTGACTATTTAGATATTGTAGATGAGATGAGTAAAAATTCAAAATATACTTTGTGGTATAGGAATATTATTACTTCTACGTCATCACGGATTTTAACCGGATATACAGAAAAGCATCACATACTGCCTAAAAGTCTTAATGGCATGGTAAAAATTACAAGGAAACATATGATAACATTAGTAAAAAAACAAGTAACAATGAATAATAACAAATTTGCTCCGGAGATAGAAATGACAGTAAGATTGCCGATTGAGATAGTGCAGGATGGTACTGCATTGGATTCTGCATTCTATGAAAAGATGGGCAGGGACTTTTTCACATTATTAACGGCTAAAACTCCGTAACAGATATAAATGGCAACAACAAAACTAATCATACAAGATGAATGTAACGTAAAGTTCGAGGGGCTTGATATCGTCACACGACGAAAAATGACACAGTCTTTAGAATTCTTTATGGAGCATGCACGATATACTCCAGCTTATCGGCTCGGAAGATGGAACGGTAAGATCTCTTTCTGTGATGTAGGAGCGCGCACATATCTTAATCTATTAGATACATTGTTGCCCATTGTTCAGGCACAGGGATATGAAATAGAAATAGATGATCTTAGAGATACGACACACGACTTTGTCTTCGACGAAGTAGTTGCAGATAGCTATTCACATATCACCTGGCCCAAAGGACATACACTTGCCGGACAACCGATTGTTATCAAGGAACACCAAACCGAATGCATTAATTCGTATTTGAACAACTTAACCGGTGTAAATATTTGCCCGACCGGCTCGGGAAAAACGCTAATTACGGCGATTTTAAGCCATAAGGTTCAGCAGTATGGTCGCAGCATAGTGATTGTGCCGACTAAGGATTTAGTAACGCAAACAGAAGAAGATTATATCAATCTTGGATTAGATGTAGGCGTATTTTATGGAGATAGGAAAGAGTATTTAAAAACTCACACTATATGTACATGGCAAAGTCTGGAAAGCCTAGCAAAGCGTTCGAAAGAAACCGATTTAGAGATCGATATAAACGATTTCTTCGAAGGAGTAGTTTGCGTTATGGTGGACGAATGTTTTCACCCAGATGCATTAGTCTTGACATCATTGGGCTATTTGAAAATATCGGAAATAAAAGTCGGGGATAGGATAATAAACTATTCAGAAATGGAGAATATATTCAAAGAAGATACCGTTGATGCAGTCTATAAAAATCTGACAAAATCGTCAAATGAAAAAATGTATAAATTAGAGTTCGATAATAATAAGAAAATAAAAGTTACAGGAAATCATAAGTTTTTAACTCAACGAGGTTGGGTACGAGCAGATCAATTGTCTCTTGCAGATGATATAAAAAGCATAAACCGAAATACATAAGATCGTAGAGAATGGGATCAGCATGTTGTTATTTGATATCAAAACTCAGAATAAGATAAAGAAACTATGAAACTTATAAAAAGAACAGAAATAGATAAGCCGCCCGAAGTATATACATTAGGTATAAAAGATGACCATAACTTTATCGTTAATGATGCAGTAGTTCAGAATTGCCACAAGGCGAAAGCCGATGTGCTTCGTAAAATCTTATCTGGCCCGTTAGCAAACGCCCCGATACGGTGGGGACTAACCGGAACAATGCCAGAAGAAGACCATGAAAAAATGTCTATATTGGCATGTATTGGCTCGATGCTTGGCAAAATTAATACAAAAGAACTTCAGGACAAAGGCATACTTGCACAATTGCATGTGAATGTCTGGCAGTTGCAGGATTTATTAAAAGCAGCAGCCTTCAGTGATTATCAATCAGAACTCAAATGGTTAACAACTAATCAGGCAAGACTACAGTTTCTTGCACAGTCAGTAGAGATTATGTCCGAGTCGGGTAATACTCTTGTGCTGGTAGATAGAATCGAGACGGGAAAGATGTTACAATTGCTTATACCAGATTCGGTATTTGTTTCTGGACAGATGAAGTCAAAGGACCGTAAGGACGAATATAAAGAAGTTCAAGAAATAGACGGGAAGGTCATTATTGCTACATATGGTGTAGCATCTACGGGCATTAATATTGTTCGTATTTTTAATCTTGTATTATTTGAATCTGGTAAGAGTTTTGTAAGGGTTATACAAAGTATCGGACGTGGCATTCGTGTTGCACCAGATAAGGACTTTGTAAATGTTTATGATGTATGCTCGAACTGCAAATTCTCCAAACGACACTTGACAAAGAGAAAGAAATTTTATGCGGAGGCAGAGTATCCGTATTCTGTTAAAAAGGTAACTTATTAATGATAGTAGAAACAAATATATCGTGGGGATATAAGGATCTGATAGAAATATTCATGACAGCCAATGAATTAGATGTTATTATATCGGAACGATCCCCCGGCATGTATCAGACGAAGATAACATTGACATATAACGATGCATCAGAAACTGCGACAAGCATTACATTTTTGTCATATAGACACCTTGGTTTCGAGAATATGCTCTACGATTACCTGATCAAATGCGGAGTGAGCCAGCGGTCGATATCATACGGCAAATATGGTCCTGCACGAGATCCGAAGAAGTTAGATGCCGACTGGGAAGTATATAGAAAAGAAACACTAGGATTTAATTAACTTGCAGTTATCTCCATGCCATCTTTTGAAATTTGATGGCGAACATTCCTTTCCGCAGAGGCATTTTAATTTAGACCGATTTTGTGCAGATAACTTCATTTTTTCTATTGTGCAAGCCGTGAAAGTTTTTCCAAAATTTGCATTCTTTTCACCTAATTTGCATTTACTCATATTTTCTTTGGCAGATTCGGTAAACAATTTTCTTTTCTTTCCAATCTTACTATTAGAAATTTTAATACATGTTTCATCTGAAACAATTTTATTCTTATTTGCTTCCGAAATTAATAATTTCTGTTTATCTGATATAGATTTTCCAGTATGTAATATAGAAGACATTTTGGCAAAATCTTCCTTTACAATCTGATAGATTTTACCAGACGGGACATATCTATTTTTACCACACAACATCATATTAGAAGCAAAAATCATTTTTCTTCTATCATCCCCAGATGTCATTTTAGTTAGTAATGCGTGGCATATAAAATGTTCTCGTGCTGTTAATTGCACTAAATTAGATGTAGTATTATTTCCACCGAGTGATCGTGGCAAAATATGATGTTTTTCTACATAACCCGTAATCGAAATTCTTGCTTTTGCTATAGCAATGATGTTAAAATAACACTTAGTGTATTTGTTGTCGATAAATATCATGCTGATTGCTCCTGATAGGCGTTAGAGTAGTTGGATATTGATAGTATCGCGAACTACACTTATTTATCATAAGGTATATTAATGACATTCATCCTCACGAACGAAAATAAAGCATATAATTTGGATAAGATTCCAAACGAAATTGAAGATATCAGGTACGCAGTTCTTGATTATTCTGATCCGAAGAATCCGGACTATTTCTTTATCCCACTTATATTTCTAGAAAGCTTCTCGGCACCAGCAGTGGTATTAAATATTGGAAAATACACCATACAAATGCCACTAGATTGGTCTATATTGGTATGTGATGAAGATTATAGTGATTTGGAAGTTATGCCACTTACAAGTTTGAATGATAGAGAATTTCACACAATGGTGTATAATCCTTTAAGGCATATGGTGCCGAGACCACAGCAAATAAACATTACAAATGTGTATGCAGAAGTGAAATGGTTCTTTCCTAAGTTAAAGAATGGAAATATTTTGGTTGTACCAGTAGAAGATAAACCTTACCCGAATTGTGTATTATTTGTTAAAGAGGTTAGTAAACTTCCTGATGTGATCGATATAGGGGCACTTTTTGAGTAATATAGACAGTTGGTTGGGCGAATTCTTTGAATTAAATCCCGACTCTAAAGAAAGCGATAATGCCGAAGAAGCAAAATCTTACAAGCTAGATTTGTTTAGGCAAGTATTACCTGCGATTGACAGACAAGACAAATTCTATTATCGTAACTTGAATCAGGACGAGAAAGATAGTATAGAGCCTTGGATTTTAATGCGATGGCTGGCTTCAGCAGATTCAAATAATGATCAGCCACATTATTTATTGTCAGTAAATGATTTTGTCAATGCTAACTTTTCAGTGTTAGCACCATTAAAGACTATGGGCAAAGCTGGTCATAAAGAGTTACAATGGATGCTTCTGACACTCTGTGGTACTGGTAAATCGCCAAGACGTAAATTCATTAAACCCGGCAAAGGCGCAACCAAGAATAAGTTAGAGGAAGAAATACTGAAATTTTATCCTATGATGAAAGATGACGAATTAGAGTTGTTGTTAGAAGTAAATACGACAGAAGAATTGGAAGACTTTTTTATGTCGAATGGATATGATAATAAAACTATTAAAGAACTCCTAAAGGCAGATGCAAAGCGTAAGTAAAAAGAAAATGGAACAGAATCATCAATGTAAATTCTGTAATAAGAAATTTCACAAAGATATAACCCTGGCAACTCATATGTGCGTCAAGAAACGCAGGTATGCTGACCTAGGATCATCAGGCCCACGATTTGGATTCAGAGTATTCCAGAGATTCTTTGAATTGACGACTAAAAATAAGACACCAAAGACACAAGAAGAATTTATTGATAGCCCATACTACATTGCTTTTGTTAAGTTCGGTCATCATTTAGTATCTCTGAAACCTTTGCACATGGATCAATTCATTGATTCTGTTATTAAAGGTGGGGTAGCATTAAAAGACTGGACAAAGGACGTTATCTATTATACATTCATCGAAGATCTGTTAAAGAAGGAACCAGCAATTAGTGCTACAGAAAGAACCATAACTACTATTATGGCGTGGTCGGAAGATAATAGAGAAGAATTTATTAAATTCTTCTCTGTAGTTTCTGTAAATGAAGCTGCATATATGATAAAGACGGGAAAGATTAGCCCGTGGGTATTATATCTGTGTTTATCCGGTGGAGAATTGATGTGTAGATTCAATGAAGAGCACGGTAACATTATTGGCAATATTATAGATGCTGGGTTTTGGATGAAGAAATTTAAACAAAATTCCGATGATGTGGAATATATTAAGAATTTATTAGAACAGGCAGGGTTGTAAATATGCGATCTGTACAAACTGATGTAGACATAGACGTCTTTGGCAGGGATGACATACTTTCTAAAACAGAATGCATATTTGGTCGAATAGATCGTAAAGAAAATAAGTTTGAGAAACATCCAACAGGTGTATACTTCCAAAACATACCAAGGGACCCGACAACTAATATTTCCACGTTAGATCACAGAATCGCAAGCGACTATGGCTATTTTAAGATTGATTTCCTAAATGTGAATATGTATAGCGGTATTCTGAATGAAGCACATTTATTAGAATTGTTACATACAGAGCCGCCGTGGGACTTCTTTCAATATCAGGAAATAACAGATCAACTATTCCATCTTAAGGGACATGACAACCTGCTACAGAAGTTTAAACCCAAGTCGGTTGAGGATTTAGCTATTATTTTGGCGATAATCCGCCCAGGTAAGGCGCATTTGCAGCAGTCGTCGTGGGAACATATTAAGAAAGAAGTGTGGATTAAATCAGGCAACGAGAATTATTATTTTAAAAAATCACACAGTATTTCCTATGCATTGGCAATTGTTGTGAATTTAAATCTGTTGATAGAAAAATTATCTAATGAATAAATAAATATAGCAAATTAGGAGATATTATGGCATTGAATATAACAGGTAAGATTTTTCCATCCGGCGGAATAAAAGCAACAGGCATCCCATCTGGCCCCCCTGCATTTAGCGGTATTTCTGGGTCTTAAAAATGCTTCGTCGACTTATGTAAGCTCACCAGATGGTATAAATTGGACGACACGCACAATGCCGTCAGTTAACAACTGGCAGTCTGTCGCAATTGATAATAGTAATACATTTGTTGCCCTGTCAAAAAATGCTGCAACAGCAGCAACTATAATTTAATCAATTCTACGTATTAGTTGAATTTGCCGTTTCTTAATACGCTTTTTCATTATGTTGTTTAGACTTGTAACTGAGCCAAACATTATCTCGACATCTTTATTAACTATAGTTTTTAGACAATATCTAAAGGGTATCATTTGGCCCTGCAAAAATATCGAAATTGGCAAATAACGGTTACTTTCCCACCACCATGTCTCTCCGTGCTCGAGAAACAATATCTTTTCTTCCGGGCTACGTATTGATTCATAATCATAAAAACTGATGATTTTATCATCGGAATTTTGTATAATACCAATGTATTCGATATTATGGCATCGTATACCACTTATAAACGGGAATTTGTCTTTAATATCGTCGAAATTTATCATATGTCTATATTTATATACTTCCATTCCTTTCGGAAATTTTTTTGGTGCCACTTAAGATAAATATAGAATAATGAACAAGTATTTAACAATTATTTCTGATATATCAAACGGGTCTGCATATGTGGATGAATATATAACCTTATGCAAACTTGCAAAAGAAAGAACACAACCACAGGGCTATACAGAGAAATATCATATTTTACCCTGTCGCAGATCATAATGTCTGATATAACATTTAATAAATTGTATTTATATGACCATGTAAGGCAATTGCTAATGGTAGATGATACTTTCTCTTCATATAAGGATACCGGTCCCATGTCCAAAAACCCAATTAAAATCCATAAAGGGATAGATAATAAAGCAATCTTCAGAGTATTAGGCCCTGATAGAGCACCATTAGATATTTCGTGCAATCAGCAAGTATATGCTCGTATTATGGATCCTGATAACAGGCGAGTAGTATTAGAGAAGCTATGCCGCTTAGGTCCAGCTAAGGGTATTATTACATTAGAGTTGGATGGAGGGGACATTGCATCGTTACATGCCGGACTTTATAACATGGTTCTTATTAGAACACAGGATTTTGTATCAGGGATGCAAGGCGAGTTTGTTGAGCGTCCTTTGTTTAGTGATATAGATGATAACGTAGCAATGGAGATAGAGATTACCGAGCAAGCATTTAAAGCACCAAAGCCTAGCACAACATATTTGCCAAAAGACTGGACACCAGATATGAATATTCCGGTATTTGGTCCAGTGGTTGACAGTTTCTACACTGGCCGAATCGCCGGTGCTAGAGTATTAAATCACATTAATTCTGTGCATTCATTCTCGACCTATACAATAAACTTTACAGGCATTGTTGAAATTTGGGGAACATTAGAAGAATCCCCAAATCCAACACCGAGTGCAGCACGATGGTTTAAGATTTACCCATCGACAACGTCACAAGACATAGAGTTTCTTGGATATACAGGAACACAAGCCTGGACATTTGCTGCAAACTTCATGTGGTTAAAGTTTAGATACATTCCTAGTAAAGAAGTATTAGATCCAGGCGTATTAGAAAAACTTATCGTAAGAGTTTAATCTATGAGATTATTTGAATTCATTATGGAAAGTAGATCTGCTGATTTATACCATGGTACTAATTTTG